CATGCTAACGGCTTTGAATCTGAGATTGAAAGCATGATAGGGGACATTGCCAAATTCCTGAAGAAAGAATACAAGAAAATCACAGGATCTGCGCTTAATCTCAAGCCCGTAGGCGAGGTGAAAATCACCGCACAGAGCACCTCCAAGGTTCGTAATTGGATTGAGGCACAGCGTTACTTTGATTGTTCTGGCTTGAAAGGGCTTGATAAGATTAAAGCGCCCTCGGAAGACTCTTTGGAGGCCGGATTTAAGGACTTTCTGTCGCAGGGCGGTTGGAAAGGTGACGGGAAAGATACTAAGGGCACCTCTATTTACACCGGCAAGGGCAAAGTAAAGGCCAGAAAGGATATACATAGTCCACTCAAGGCGGAGTAATGTCCTACAAATTATCCAAAAAGGAGCAGGTAAAGGAAATAGTTAAGTGCGGCAAGGATTCTTCATATTTTATTAACAATTACGCAAGAATTTCGCACCCCCTCAAGGGACTAATACCTTTCAATACCTACTCTTATCAGGATGAGCTTTTAAGTGAATTTGATGATCATCGCTTTACGGTGATATTGAAAGCAAGGCAGCTTGGGATCTCAACGATCACGGCTGCCTACATTGTTTGGATGATGATGTTTTATCGAGATAAGAACGTCCTCGTCATCGCAACAAAATTCCAAACCGCTGCCAACCTAGTCAAGAAGGTGAAGAGCATTATGCAAAATGTTCCCCCTTGGTTAAGAATCTCAGAGATCAAGATTGATAACAGAACTTCATTCGTTTTAACTAACGGCTCAGAAGTAAAAGCAGCCTCAACGACCGGCGACGCCGGCCGCTCAGAGGCACTTTCTTTATTGGTCATTGATGAGGCCGCCCATGTCGACGGCCTAGAAGACCTATGGACCGGCTTGTATCCTACCTTGTCAACGGGTGGGCGCTGTATTGCACTATCCACTCCAAACGGCGTTGGTAACTGGTTTCATAAGACTTATATTGAGGCCGAACAGAATGTAAATGACTTCCACCCGATTATTTTGCCTTGGGGTGTACACCCTGAGAGAGATCAGGCTTGGTTTGAGAAAGAGACCCGAAATATGTCTCGCCGGCAAATCGCCCAAGAGCTTGAATGTAGTTTCAATGCTTCTGGCGAAACCGTTATACACCCAGAGGATCTAGAAAGGCTTGTCGCTGGTGTGAAACAGCCCGAATATAGAACTGGGTTTGACAGAAATCTTTGGATTTGGGAAAATTGTGACCCCGAATCAACTTATCTGTTAGTTGCAGATGTAGCCCGAGGCGATGGCGCTGATTTTTCTGTTTTTCACGTTATAAAGCTGGAAACAATGGAAATTGCGGCAGAGTATCAGGGGAAGCCAAACTTAGAGCAGTTTGCATCAGTACTAGACAGCACCGCCCGCGAATATAATAACTGTCTTTTGGTGGTCGAGAACAATAGTCTTGGAATCTCTATTTTAGAGAAGCTTATTGACAGAGACTACCCAAATTTGTATTATTCAGTCAAAGGTACACACGAGTATGTGGAAAAGATTCAAGCCGAATCAATGAATAACACGGTGCCCGGCTTTACCACTTCTTCCAAAACGCGCCCACTAATCGTTGCAAAATTAGAAGAATTCATTAGAAATAAACTAATTAATATATATTCTTCTAGAGCTATTAGCGAATTCAAAACTTTTATATGGCACAACAACAGGGCCCAAGCTATGAGATCTTATCATGATGATTTAGTAATGGCCATGGCCATCGGGTGTTGGGTTCGGGACACGGCTTTGGAAGTAGATAAGAAAGATATGGCCTATAAGAGGGCCCTCTTAGATTCTATGACTATGACTAAATCTATAATACAGACAACAATCCCCGGAATGCAGGGTCATATTGGTAATAAGAATCACGAGAAGGCATTGGAATATAAACGAGAGCATGATAAATATAGTTGGTTATATAAAGGTTAGGGAAAATGGCTGATAATAGAAGAAATCCTAGAAATAATAGATCAGAACTCTTTAAGTCTTTGACTAAACTGTTCTCTGGTCCTCTGGTGAACTATAGGAGCCAGACCGGCCGCCGTTTGCGGAGATATCAGTTGGACAAGTTTGGTTCAACTTTCAGTTCTGCCAGCGGCCAACAATTTAAGAAGTCGCACTTTAATCCATTTAAGAATATGCAAAATGGCATAATGATGTCGCACAACCGTGCGGATCGTTATGTTGACCACGACCAGATGGAATATATGCCCGAGATCGCCTCGGCCCTTGATATTTATGCCGACGAAATGACCACCTCTTCTGCTCTGCAACCGATGTTAAGGATTGAATGCTCTAACGAAGAAATAAGAGCGGTTTTAGAATCATTGTATAAGAATATTATGAATTTAGACTTCAATCTTTTTGGTTGGAGCCGTACAATGTGCAAATATGGGGATTTTTTCCTTTATTTAGACGTTGATGAGAAAACGGGGATCAAGAACGTTATTGGGTTACCAACCCACGAAGTCGAGCGCTTAGAGGGGGAAGACGAGTCCAACCCAAATTACGTCCAGTTCCAGTGGAACACTGCCGGGATGACTTTCGAAAACTGGCAGATCGGCCATTTTCGTATTCTGGGTAATGATAGATACGCACCCTATGGCACCTCTATTCTTGAACCTGCCCGCCGCATTTGGCGCCAGCTAGTTTTGCTGGAAGACGCTATGATGGCCTATCGTATTGTGCGATCACCTGAGCGCCGCGTTTTCTATGTCGATGTCGGAAGCATTCCTCCTAACGACGTAGAACAGTACATGCAAAAGGTCATGACTCAAATGAAGCGTAATTCCATTGTTGACGACGAAACCGGACGCGTCGATTTACGCTATAACCCCTTAAGTGTCGAGGAAGACTATTTCATTCCGGTCAGGGGAGACACACAATCAAGAGTAGAGTCCCTCCCGGGCGGGTCTTTCACTGGCGACATTGACGATGTTAAATATTTGAGAGATAAACTCTTTGCCGCGCTCAAGATCCCTGCTTCATATCTTTCAAGAGGCGAGGGCTCCGACGAAGACAAAACAACACTGGCTCAAAAGGATATCCGTTTCGCGAGAACAACTCAGAGACTTCAGCGTTCTATTATAAGTGAACTTGAAAAGATCGGTATTATTCATCTTCATACTCTGGGATTCCGCGGCGACGACCTTTTGAGCTTCAAGCTGTCCTTAAACAATCCGTCTAAACTGGCTGAACTACAGGAACTTGAACACTGGAGAGTTAAATTTGAAGTTGCGGCAGGCGCCACGGAAGGTTACTTCTCTCGTCGCTGGGTTGCGCAGCGCCTCTTTAATATGTCCGATGAAGAATTCTTGCGCAATCAGAGAGAGTTGTATTACGATCGTAAGTTTGACGCCGATCTGGCAGCGACAGCAGAAGCAACTGCCGAAATGGCAAGCATGGAGGCGATGGGCGGACCTCCCCCCGGGATGGACACCGGCGCGCCAACCCCAGAAGGGGGAGACGAGACCCCCGCGGACGAGGGCCTGCCACCAGAAGAAGCCCCACCGGAAGAGGGCGAAGAAGAGGTACTATTGGCAGCCCCCCCTGAGGAGGAAGCCCCTGCTAAGCGAGACGTTTGGCAAAATCCACCAACGTGGCACTTAACGCCCGGCGCCAAGGGAAAGAAATATTATCCAGTTACTATTGATAGCCGCCAGTCAGGAGCGAACCGGCGCCACTTCAACGGCCAGTGGGCTATTGAGCAGGCCGGCAACTCTGAGAGAAACCTCTTCAAGGGTTATCATGACATGAATGGTCTTATAAATGGTCTTTATGAAGAAAAAGATTCTAGTTATGATGATACGCAAGAAGAAAGAAAACTTCTAGAGTCTGGTTATGAAATTAAAAAATTAATTGAGAGCTTAGAAAAGGTTAAGAATGATGAGAATTAAATATAACAAAAAAAGAAACACTGCTTTTCTCTATGAGGCGCTGGTAACAGAAGTTTCCAAATCTATTATTGAAGAGGATCTGGAAAGGCGTGACGCCATAGTGTCGGTAATCAAGGAATTTTTCGATTTAGATAGCCCTCTCGCGAAAGAGCTACAACTATATAGCGCTCTTTATGAAACATCAGCAGCACCCACCCGCGTAGCAGAGAAACTTTTGAACGAAGTCCGCAGCGAGTATCTTGGCCTTGACTTAGGCGAGATTTTTAACAACCAGACAAACTTAATTAACAAGGTCAATAAGGCGTTTTCCCTTTCTGTTTTCAACAATTACGTCCCGCATTACCGCAACTTGGCCACCATCTCACAAATTTTTAATAAAAAGACTCCCGTGAAGCACCGGGTTTTGCTGGAAACTCAGATTCTTGGTGAGATGACTAGAAAAACAGAAGAAAATAGTGAAGTTATCACCGGTGATGTCAGCTACAAGACGGTTTCCGAGAAGTTTAATGTAAAATACGAGACCGTATTGACAGAAAATCAAAAGAAATTGCTTAGTAAGTATGTAATGTCTTTCGTGGACAATAGCTTAGAGCTAAAAGCATATGTAAATGAAGAAATACACAGACTTAAGTCGGGCCTCACCTCTTTGATGGAATCAGAAGATATTAAAGAGGACAAGGAGATGTTGAAAAAGGCTGAAAAAGTCTCTTCTATTCTGGAAAACTATAAAGAGGCCCCATTTAACAAAGAAATGTTGCCACAATTCCTTAAAATCCAAGGTCTTATAGAGGAGTTCGTAGAATAATGGCAGTTGAAGTTCAAGTAGCGCCCAATACCGGGCCGTATGGTCTCCCGCAGGAGCCAACCCCGCCAACCCCTGCGCCTACGCCGCGGCAAGACGTAATGGAATTTGAATTGAACGCGCGCCGCACGATGGATGGTGATGTCATGGTATTTGACCACGCGGACATAGACATTATTGTTATGCCAAACAAAAATAAAATCCTCTCAGTCGCCAAGGATTTGGTGACCGAGGTTGTTTACGGCGCAGAAGACAGGTTATGTAAATACTTGGCCAAGAAAGGAATTATTGATCC